ACAATTTACTTGTTTCAGACTTTTCATTTAGATAACTTGTAGAATACTCCTGGGCAAATGCTTCAAACATTTTACGACCAAATGCGTTACGACGAGCAGAGTTAATGTCTTCTTTCAACTGAGATAACTCAGAAGTAAGTTTTCTTGTAACTGTCTCTTGTACCAATCCGGCGCTTCTTTGAATGAAACGTTGTTTTACCTCATCAAATTTCTTTCTTGCTTCACGGACTAACTTCACTTTCGCTTCTGCTAGTTCACGTTTGTCTTGACTAAATTCGTTGATTTCTCTTGCTAGAGCAGTTACAATGAACTGTTCTAACTTAGAAAAATTCTCTGCGACCTTTTGACGATCGTTTTGAAATTCTCCTAATTCTTTACCTAACTGCTTAATAACAAAAGCCTCCATCATTTTGGAATCTCTTGCTACCTTGTGTTGATAAGCAACTTTGGCTTCCACCAAACCTTTCTTATCTTCTACAAGTTCAGCCATCTCTGCGGCCAATCTATCGCCAACCATTTTGTCGAGTGCTTCAACAATAGAACGCTTATCGTGTTCATATTTTTGAGCAAACTCTTCTCGTAGTTCAGCAGTGACTTGGTCGCGGTTTTCTTGAATCTTAGTGTTAAAAGCCGTGTCTAGTTCAGAACCTACGTCCTCACCTATAACACCACTTTCGACTAACCTCTTGAATGCGTCCATCATCGCTTTTTCTCCTTAGGTTTTTAAGCCATTTATGATACTCAGCATGGCCTCACGGACATACTTTTCTGCCTTGGGATCTTTTTGTACCTCTTGCGCTGTCCTAAATGCTCTATGACCATTACGACTGTTCATCAAATGTTCATAAATTGGTGTAGGATATGCTCCCGGCGCACTTGGTTGAGCAACTATATCAACTGTGATGATCTCAAACTCAGATACTTGGCCGTTACCTTCGTTAACGTTTCCGCTACCTCTGGAACTAACACCAAGTTTTACACCGCTTTCAAGCATAGTCTTTACTAGATTACCCATTGGGGTAGGAAGGATTTTCATCTTTCCATAACCATTCGGACCATCCATCCACATGTCTGTAATCATGTGCGACACACGGTCCAAGTTTACTTTTAAGTCTTCAGGATGATCTACCTCACCTAATACAGAGTAACCATTTTGAATTTGATCGTTTAGCGTTTTAACTGCGATAGTAATTTCATTCACAGGGTAAACACGCTGGTTAGCGTTGCGAATACCGCCCTGAATTGCAATGCCTTTTAGGTACAGACTCTTGCCATCCTGACCTTCAACAGACTCTACTACGCATCGCGCTTGATCAAAACTTAAATGCTCTCTTAGATAAGATATTTTCATTATTAAGCGTTCCTGTTAGGTGCGCCTGTTAATGGGCTCTTGGTATTGACAGACCCAGTTTGACCTGCTTTGTCACCTTTACCCGTTCCCCATCCTTGTCCTTCTCCGCCGCCGCCTTTCTTCTCAGCGCCATGTCCGCCACTAACTTTACCTAGTGCTGAACCTGACTTCATGCTAGAATTGGCCTTGTTAGAGATGTTCTTTTCAACACCCTTAGTGAACTCGCCTTTAGTAGCGCCAACTAAACCACGTGAACCTTTGTCCATATTAGGACTTGTTCCACTCATTTCGCCAACACCTTTAGTGTTTGCTAGAATGTTGTGTGCTGTTGCACCAGTTGTTGGCTTACCTTTACCAGAACTAACTGGGCTAGGTGTGTTGCTTACGTCTGTTTGACCAGCCTTGTCACCTTTACCTGAACCAATAGGTCCTGGACTTTTCATGCTGTTCTTTTCCCAGTCGTTACCAACTGTGTCTCTATATTCACGAACACGTTGACGGCTTTCAAACATGCCTTCGTCTTCGTCTTCGCTATCATCTTCTTCGTCGCCGAATGGGTTTTCTTCACCTTCTTCGTCGTCTTCTTCACCTTCTTCGTCATCGAAGTCTGGATCGTCAACGCCGTCGTGGTGCTCTGGCTCGTGTTCTTCATCGGCCATTAGGGCTTCAAATTCTGCTTTTAGTTCTTCTAGAGCGTCTTCTAAATCGTCAATACGGTCTTCTGTAGAACCGCCTTCGTCGCCTAGATCACCGGCCATGTCGTCACCGCCCATATCATCCATATCATCCATTCCGTCGTCGCCCATGTCAGCACCAGGTGCTCCCATGTCGCCGGCCATAGCATCTGTTGGGTCGCCACCGATTTCAAGAGTAGTTTCTTCGTCTAACTCTTCTTCGTCGTCTTCCTCATCGTCTTCTTGGGCTTCGTCCATTTCTTCTTCTTCGTCTTCTTCCGCTTCTTCAGCGATTAGATTTTCGTATATATCTCTAGATTTTTCTACAACGATTTCATGGAACAATTCATTTGCCTTGTCCATTTCCTCGTTTACTAGATAATCTAGAAGTTGTTCAAACTTATTAGTCATTGCGTTGGTCTCCTATTATATTGGCAAGGCTGTCGACGTATTTACAGCCGCATAGGAATACTTATATGAAATAGCCGAAAAAACCAGGTTTTTTGGTATTGAGGTTGGAATTCACAAAGATATTTAAGATTCTACCTAATGAAGTTAAGTTTGTAGTTTAAACTGCGCCTTCTTCAGCGGGAGGAGCGGCATACATGACTTTTACAAACTCTAAGTCTTCTTTTTGCTCTTTGTAGCGAGCATCACCGCCTTTGCGTAAATCGTTAAGCATACGGAGAGTTAGCCTAGTTTTACGCAGATCTTTGCTTCTTATAACGGAAGTATCGTGAAAGGGATCGTACCTGTTTTTATCTTCAAGTCCGTTATCTTGATTAAAATAGATGAATTCGTTTAGTAGCATGTCAATATTTATTACTGTGCTGGGGGTTGTGCTCCCGGAGGAGCCGCTCCCGGAGTTGCACCACTCATATCTGGTTCAGGACCGCCTTCCATGCCCTCGGGTGATTCACCTGATTGACTTAATGTATCCAAATCAGTTTGCATACCATCTGCTGTTACACCAGCACCACGTAGTTCACTACCGGCAGGTAACGCATCTTTACTCATACCGTTTTCTTCTTTCCACATTTGTTCGTTTTCTGCTACTTCTTCTGCTGTTAGACCTAAGAAACGTTTGAGTGAAAAGCGTTTACTAATATGTGGCACAGCCGCAATAGATCCAAAGGTAGTGATACGAACACTATCCATTTCTGCTTGACGGTAGGCCGCAAAGTTCTGTGGTGGGTTAAATTTTAAATCAAATACATTAGGATCAAAGTTAATGCCTTTATTCTGCATATATAGTTTAAATTCCGCATCAAACTGCTCGTTAATTAAACTTTGTAAGCGTTCGCAGTACTTGTTAAATCTTAATTCTTGGATGTAGGCAGTGCCCACACGGCCATCATTGAAGTTACTACCTCCGTCATCTGGACCTGTAGGTAGATAACTTGAAGGGATGCGCAAAGCCCTAAAAAGTTTGTTTGTGAAATAGCGAAGATCATCGATTTCTCCAAGGTTAGTACCTCCTGGTAATATTTCAACCTTACTGCCTCTTCCCTCACTAGTTTGTGGGAAAAAGTAATCATCATTCATACTTAACGGATTATAACTGCTGTCCGTAACAGTCTGGCCACCACCAGTAACACTTGGAATTCTACGCTGATTTACTTCGTTTTTAACACGTTCTACGAAACTCATTGCCAAGTGGCTTGGCATGTTACCTACGTCAATGTAAAACACTCTACGCTCAGGAGCACGTTGTACACGATAGATAATGATAGCATCTTCAAGCAGTTCTTTCTGTTTATATACTTTGAAGATAGGCTCTAATAAACTGTTACCGAATGGGAAATTATTGTCTAAACCTTCACTCATTGAGAGGTGAATCACGTGTCTAGCATCGATAGCATATTGATTTTGATTAACACCAAATCGGTTACCTTGATTAGGTTGCCCGCCACCGCCACCAGCCATTCCTTTTTGTTGAGCACCTGCGGTAACGTAATTACTGTTTCCCGGTGTACCTGAAGGATTGTTCGGACTAATTTGAGTAACTGTCAATGACATTAGGTTAATGTTCAGGTCGCGGATAACATACTGTTCGGGTTCTTTACCTGTGCTTTCGTTGACAATAATCTTATCAACCTTGTTAGGATCGATATACATCCATGCTTGTGTTTCGGGATCACGAACAAAGAAACTATCTCCGTATTTGAACGCATTTCGTACAATTTTAAAAATTCTGCTGTTAAACTTGTTTAACTTTGACCACTGCTGTAGGTACTTTTTAATGATCTTTGTTTCGGCAGATGTGGCTTGCTCTTTAAAAAAGATTTGAAAAGGAGTTCTGTTCTCATCATTTTCTTGTGAGCAGAACTCTGCTAGGATATCTAGGGCCGCATTGACTTCTGAGTCTCCGTCCATGGTATCGTACTGACCATAACGCTCTAAGCGATTTGGATGGCCCGAATAGACATCGGGCAGATAAGAACTGTAATTTGTCTTAGAACCATGCGGACGATTCATGCCACTAATGGTGCTCATCTGTCCAGACAGATTAACGGGGGTAAAGTACTTTTTCCAAGACATAATTTAATTAAACGTATAAGTTTCCAGAAAGTGAACCAAGTTTTGAAGTTTGATTCTTGTTTTCTTCAAGTGTCATCTTCGTATATTTTAGTAGTTCTACTGTATTCTTATTTAACTGTTGCATCTCCTTTAGTAAATTTTCATTAACTACTTTAGTATCGGTTCCCGGTGCTGTATTTGCAGTATTGTTTACATTAGATGTAATACTTTTAATTTTATCATCTAAATTTTTTGTCATAGTATCTATAAAAGATTTGGTATCTGTTTGAGTTTCATCTTGTTTCTTTCCCAAATCTCCGATACCCGGAAGTTTGTTTATGAATCCGGGCAATAGTGTGTCAGTAAACGATTTAAACATATCTGTTTGAATTTTAGACTGATTGGAGTTAATATCGAGAACTTTATTTTCCTTTGATACTAAATTTTCTTTATTTTTTTCTTTATTATCTTTATTAATATCAAGCATTGCTTTAGATTGCATCTGCATGTTTTTCATTGCTTCGTCGGATATTGGCTGAATTTTAGAAATATTATCAAGAAGTTTTTGATATGTTTCCGGCGAAACAGATTTTTCTTTTGAATCTGATTGTTTAGCAATATTGTCAAATAGTGTTGAATGAATACTTTTTGACATTTGGGCTATTTGATTTTTAGTATCAAGTCCCTGTACCGTGTCTTTGGTATTTTCAGAAAGTTGCGTTTTAGGCATAAAATCAGAATTAAATATTTTTCTAAAAGATGCTAGAGTTTCATTTGATAATTTAATTTCTTGATTTTGTTGTTGTTCTTTGGGCATGCCGTTAGCAATGTTTTTAAAATTTCCTTGTAGATTTTTAGTCATGTTATCCATACCGCCTTTGAAGTCAGGAGTTGGCATAGGTAAAGAATCTTTATTCAAAGTGTTAAGGTCTTTAGTTTTGTCATTAGGTATAATTTCGCCAGCCGTTTTAGTTGTAAACAATTCAGGACCGTCTTCACCAACCCAATAAGGAACATCTGTTTTAACAGGACCTCCTGATGCTTTCTTTTCTACAGTTGTATTAACAGGAGGTTTATTATTGATGTTTGCTGTTTTTGCCTGCTCTTGAAGAGTGGAAGTATTTTGACCGTTTTTCGCGGCAAGTGATTCTTTTTCTTTTTTGGCTGCTTCTTCTTTTAACTTATCAACTTGACTTTGTACTTCAGAGGCCGCCTTTGTATTAAAACTAGCATCTTTTGCCATATCAACAGCGGCTTTTTTATCAGCAATAGTCTGTTCGGCTTCTTCTATAGAAGACCGTATTGCTTTTTTCTGAACGTCATCTAGATTTTTATTTTCTTTTAAAGTTTTTTCCAGTGCGGCTTTTGTTGATTCTGCGGCTTCAACTTGAGAAGCCCAATTAGCCTGGTCGCCTTGGCCCTGTTTAACTTTCAGTGCATCTAATTTAGTTTGATTTTCCATTTCTAATCTAGCGGCTTCTGCTTTTTTATTAAAACTTTGTTTTTCTAATTCAAGAGCATCTTTTGATCGTTGAGTGTCGGCTCCGCTGGCTTTGAATGGCCAAGGTAAATTTGCTTTTACTTCAATCCACATTAATTTTAGATAGTAAACTAAATCATTGATAATCTTTTCTCTACCGGCAGGACTCATCAAATTTTTTGCAAAATCTGCCATGTACTCAGCAAATGCTGTAAGTTGTTTTCTTATA